TTGGACAGGTCGTTTTCGTATTCAACTTCGCCGGTCTTAGGGTTGAGCATCGGCTTGCCGATTTCAATGCTGGACAACTCACCGCCGAGGCCGACCGACTTCATCTTGCGGCCAGGCTCGACCACGATGTCACGCGCCATCGACAGCCAGACCTCACCGCAACGCTTCACGGCTTTGGCCATGTTAGACATGTAGATGTAGGTCTGCATATCCAGGCGCTGCTGGATCAGTTCCACGGCCTTGCCGCTGACGTTGGAAACGATTTCCTCGGCAGCATCAGGCTTGCCCAGCAGGTCGCTCATGTCCTGCTCGGTGATCTGCAACAGGCCAGCCAGCGCAGGCGGGATTTGCGGCGGCTTGGTGTAGCCAACCGGGCCGGCAAGCGTCTCACCGCCGTTGGCATCAGTCACGGTGTTCAGGAGCAGGTAGGGATAGTTTCTGAGGTTGTCCTCGGACCACATCATTTCGTGGCCGGCCACCTGCTCGGGCGTGAAGATCGGCTTTTCGACAGTCGAAAGCGCGGAGATCTCGCCCAGCTTGGAAAGCTGCATGTTCTTCAGGCGCTGGGCGTCCTTGGCCAAACGCACATGACCCATGCACCGCTCGACGTTATCCACGAACCAACGCTTGCCATAGACGGGAATGATCGGGATCTGGTCGCCGGCAATGTAGCCGCTGTCCTCCAGCACCTTGCTGCCGCTCATGATGTACTTGCGCACCTTGCGGCGCTTCACACGGCGCTGGCGGACCTCTTTGGTGCCGACAGCCTCAAGCATCGTCTCCAGTTCAGGATCTTGCTCGAAATCGCGCTCAAAATACTTTTCTTCCTGCCCGTCGAGGGTCTGGAAAATGCGGATCAGTTCCGACGCTTCCTCGACGCGGTAGACCTCGGCAACGTAGACGACATCAGGTGTCGCCCAGTCAAACCCCACCTGCTGGATGCCCTTCGGCCAGGTGGTCGGGTCATCTTCCCAGACTTCGCGGTAGGCATCGGGCGTCATCGCCGTCAGCACATAGCACATGCGCGCGTCCGACTTGTCCTGGCGCTTGGCGTCCAGATCGAAGAACACGGTGGTGTCAGCGTCATAGATCGGCTCAATGCGGATGCGCTGCTTCTCGTTCTCTTCGTCGTACTCGTCTTCGTAAACGGCACGCAGGCGGAACGCACCGAAGCCACCGCCGACAGCCTCCTCGAAGGCGTTGTCGTACGCTTCATTGGCGCCGCTGTCCTGCTCATCAGAACGGAACAGGCCATCGCACACGTCGGCCATCTTGTCGTCGTCGGTGCCGTCCTTGCTCACGAAGTCAACGGTGATGCGGTTGTTGCGGTATTCGTTGATGATCCGCATGACGGACAGGTGAACCTTGTTCACCTCAAACTTGGGCTTGTTCAGATATTGCTCATAGAGGTTGCCCTCCCACTGCGCGCCCGAGATTGAGTAAAAGCGGCGATCCTCCAGGCACTGCAAACGCTCATCGCGCATGGTGCTTTGGATGGTGTCAAACTCTGACATCGCTTCGGCATGAACATTTGCAAGCCGCTGGTCTCTGGTCATGCGGGCCAAGTTGCGCGCCTTTCGCTGGATATTTGGGCCGAAGTATACGGCAGGTCGATCATAATATCAATCACCGTGCCATCGGCATGCTGACGGGGACGAGGCGGGCCTTCGGCTTGTCCTGCTTGGCCACGCGACGGGCGCCCTCGCAGGCATAGCGCAGAGCGTCGATGACGTGGTTTTCCTTGTCCTCCAGCACAGGCAAGATGCTGCCCGTGTCCCGGTCGGTCTTGTAGCTGTAGAGCGTCAACTCATCGATGGTGTGCTTGCAGCGCGGGTGGACCACGATGTCAAAAGACTTCAGCCATTCGACGCCCTCCTCGACTGACTTCGGCCCCTTGACCGCCGGCATGATCTTTGGGAAGCCGTTCTTGCGCATGTGGCTGATCGTCTCGGGCCGCGCGCTGTCGGCCACCATCGGCCAGCGTTCGGCTTCGGGGATCGTCATGAACAGCGAAGGCGTGTCAACGATCTCGCAGCCAACCTGATAGGCTTCGTGGTCGATATAGAGCTTGCGTCCCACAATGTGGCAGCGGATGCCGACTGTCGGGTCAGTGGCGAAGCCCCAGTCAGCGCCCAGGCGATGGACGGCATCAGGCGGCGCCTCGAAGTCTTCAATGGCCCAGTTCTTGAACACGCGGGTTTCGCTGTTGCGGACATATTCGCCCTTCCAGACGTGCAGGTATTTGTCTGGATCTCGCCGCTTGTCGTACTCCATTTCGTCCTTGAGAACGTCAGGGAACCACGGGTTGTCGGTATAGTTCACCTCCACGATGACGCTGTCCGGCGGCGGGTTGGCGCCACGCAGCAGCCCCTCGATGGGATCTGTGTCGAAGCGTGGGTTCCAACTGAACAGCAGTTGCGATCCGGGCTTGCGGATTGTCGGGCGCAGGAGATCCAGCGAGAACTGGCTGATTGACTGGGCCTCTTCCACCCATGCAATGTCGAACCCCTCGAGCGATTTTACACTGTCGGCTGTGTGGTTCTGCATGCCTTGGAAGATGATGACGCCGCCGTGTGGGCATTTGATCTCAGCCTGCTGCACCTGAAACAAATGACCGACGCCCAATTCCTCGATCTTGTTCTCGATCAGCTTCTTGACCGACTGCTTCAGCGACTTCTGAACCTCGCGCACGCAGACCACGTCGGTCTTGCGCATCACGCAGCGCTCCACGATCCACTCCGCAAAGAAGGTTGACTTGCCAGAGTTGTGATTAACGATGCCGTTGGACAGATAATTATTCGTCCCAAAGACGTGAAGATCCCAATATTTAAGGCGGCTGTGCTTGCGGATGCTCTCCACCTTGGATACCTTGAAGTCACCACAACCACGAAAGGCATCACAAGATGGAAAGCTATTCCGAACGTCGCGCCCAAAAATGCCGTGAAGCATTTGCGGGCTTTCAACCTGATTTCTCCGGCTGCCGAGATCAGGAACTGGCGCAAACAATACTTCAGCTTGCGCGAGAGGGAAAGATGTCTGCGCAGATAGCGCAGGCAACGGGTAAAACGCCAAAGGCCATCCAGAAATTCTTTCGCCGATACGCCTTCCCCAATCTGCACAATATCGAAGTGCGGAGGATGCAAGAGCAGCCCATGTGGAACGGCGGCGAAAAGCTGATGAAGGGATACACATACCGTCGAACGCCTGGCCACCCAAACGGGACGAAGCATGGATGCTATGTCGCGGTGCATCGGCTTGTGATGGAGGAGAAGCTGGCGCGCTATCTGCTGAAGACAGAAGTCGTTGACCACATTGACGGCAATATTCAGAACAATCACCCAGACAATCTGCGTGTGTTTGAAAGCAATGCTGCGCATCTTCGAGAGACACTTGCTGGCAGGTGTCCAAAGTGGAGCCAGAACGGCTTGGTGAAACTTGATGCCACGAGGCAAGAACGCCGTCGCAAGGCTTTAGAGAAGAAAGCTCTCGCCAGCCTTCAGGCGTAAGAAACTTGTGCTGGTCGGTGGCAACAATGCTTCGTCCATCGTCCAGCACCACCTCAAACAGATCTTCCTCTGTGAACTCTGCTGCCGGCGTTGCTTGCGCAATGACGATGCGTCCTTGGTGCCAAGAATAAACCTCGCCACCTTTGAACTGCGAAACCTTGACCTGCCCTTGCGGCGTGTCAATCAGTGCGTCTGGATGCAAGCAGCCGCGCCCGCCGAACGCCCCGATATAGCGGGCGCTCTCGCGTTGCAGGATCGGCAGCGCCCAGCGAGGCGTGTTGATGTCTAGGTTCATTGGGGTCCGACTACTAACTGGTCCCACTGGCTTGGCGGCACAGCAATCGAGATGGCTTCTTCAATGTCACGCCGAGACACGCCGAGGGCTTCAGCAGCGCCAGCGATGCCAGCCTGATTGACAAGGCCAATGATCTGCGTCTCTGGCGTTCCGGCTTCTGCGTCATCGCCGAGAGCCGTCAGCACGGCAGCACCGCCAACGCCGGCGCTCAGGTTTCGCAAATTGGCAAACGCTGGGTCGAAGCGGGCGAAGCGGGAGCGGACTGT